TCTTAAACGGTGTTCGTTTGATTGAGGGAACAAGCTCAACAAATGATTATTACATTAGCGGCAACAATGTTGTTTTAAACAGCGGCGCCGATGCTGGCGATATGCTGTATGTTGAAGTGTTTACCAAAATAAGCACAACACAAGAAGCTAGTTTGAACAGCCTTGTATCGCAAGCGCAGACATCAGCTACAAATGCGGCAACGAGCGAAACAAATGCCGCAACCAGCGCATCTAATGCGTCTACCTCAGAAACAAATGCGGCTTCTTCAGCCTCGTCTGCATCAACTTCTGCCGCCACAGCGACAACACAAGCGTCTGCGTCCTCAACATCTGCTTCAAATGCAGCCACTTCTGAAACAAATGCGGCTTCATCAGCTACAGCGGCGGCGGCATCTGCCTCTCAAGCGGCGGCGTCTGCTGGTGGTGGAACACTAAAGATAAGCGGTAATGATACAACAGCAGATGTTTTGGAAAACAAACTCCTAGCTGGTACTGGCGTTACCTTTACCAAAAACAATTCAGGCGCAAATGAAACGATATCAGTAGCGGTTAATCCATTCTCTTTAACAGAGAGCAATGCAACTGCAACTGCCGCGCAAACATCATTTAGCGTTACCTATACTGCTGGTTTAATACAGGTGTTTATGAACGGCATTAAATTAATTAGTGGCTCTGATTTTACAGCCACAAACGGCACATCTGTTGTGCTGGCAAGCGGTGCATCCGCTGGTGATGTACTAGAATTTGTAGTCTTTGGATAGGAGTAGATAATGACAAAGGCACGGCAGATGGCAGACCTGATTGATAACAACGGTGACGTTGTTGCAGGTGCGCTTGATAACGTAGCGGCCTTTCCTACAGGCTGGTCGGCTTCTCTTGATGGCTCAGACATGGTGTTTGTTTACAACAGCACTGAGGTTTTCAAGATTACAACCGCTGGCGCTGTAGTGGCTTTGGATAACATCACAGCTTTTGGAACACCATAATGGCGATTGCGGCAACAGGTGCAGTTAGTTTAGCCGACCTACGTTCTGAATTTGTAGGCGGTTCTTCTGCTATTTCATTTTCAGATTTGTATCGTGGCGGCTCAAACATTCGCGCCAAAGCCGCAAACAATACTGGTGTAAACTTAGCGGCTAATGTTCCCACATCTGGCGCGATTGATTTTAGTTCATTCAGAAGCACAGCAAAAGGGTTTAAATTTACCTTTAGTGCTGGCGCAACAGACCAGAACGCATCTACATTGTTTGGCAATGATTACGCAGTAGACTATCCTAAGATTATTGAAATAGAAAGCGGTGTTGAATTAGGTGCAACATCCACAAGCGGCTTTGCTTTGGTTTGCCCTGCTGGCGCACTTGGTTCCTTGAGCATTACTAATAATGGCACACTAACTGGCGCTGGTGGTGCGGCTGGTGCGGCTGGTGGGGATGCTTTTGAAGCGGCAGTTGCTTGCATCTTTGTTAATAATGGCACTATCCGCGCTGGCGGCGGTGGCGGCGGCACAGGCGGTCAAGGCTCAACAACTTCAACCAGCCAGTCAAGCTCTTATCAGCTTTACTATTGTTACATCGTAACTGTTTGGGGTGGTCGTCATAGATATTGGTGGGGCAACTCAGGCGGCTGTAACAACCCACACTCTGGCTGGCAATGTCAAAACTGTTGTACTGACAGTTCTTGTACTGTTGGCTCGACAGTTTACACATGGGGTTGGGGTCATCCAGATAATCCATCTTATGGCTGTCATTCTGGTTGTGGTGGTAGTCAAAAATTATACAAAACTATTATCAGAACAATTACATCTACCAACTATCATAATGGTGGTAATGGCGGCATAGGTGCTGGTTATAATCAATCGCTTGGCACTGGCGTTGCTGGTACTAACAATGCTGGCAGTGGCGGTAATGGCGGTACGTTCGGCTCGTCTGGTGATACAGGCACAAATGGTAATCATACCGCTGGCTCGGCAGGTGCGGGCGGTGGTGTTTATATTCGTGGTATTTCATTCGTTACACTAACGCAGAACGGCACAGTTCAAGGGGGTACAGCATGACTCCAGAAGAGCGGATGGATATTTGCAAAGAGTGTGTGTTCTTTAGCAAGACACTTAAAATTTGCAAAAAATGTGGCTGTCTTTTGCCCCTTAAAACTAAGCTCCAGCGAGAGCGTTGCCCAATAAGGAAATGGTAATATGAGTAATATGGATTATGTAATTGAAGAAGTGGTTGGAAACTCCGCTAAGGTTGTTTTTCCAGATGGTTCATGGACATACATTCAGCTATCTGCAAACCAAACAGAAGATGTTTTTGAAAGCATGGTTGCTGTTGCCTACCCTCCACATCTTAAACAAGGCAGTGGTACGCCAGATTTTGTAACAGCCGCAATAGGTCAAACACGGCAATCTTTTAATGATGTTCCAGATGCACCAGAGCCAAGCCCTGAATGGCTTAATAATAGAATGGAAGCATACGGCAATACCAATGCCCAAATAGAATACATTACCGAGCATGGTCTGGATGCTTGGCGTGAACACGTTGCGGAAATTAAAGCCGCTAATCCAAAGCCGAGTGAATAATGGATAGCAACGATATTGCTATAGCAACAGGCGGTGTTTCTGCTCCTTTATGGTTGCCAGCCATTAACGATTGGGTAGCGCTTGTATTGGGCGTTATATCGATTGTTTATGTTGTTCTTAAAATAATTAAACTGAAATGATTTTGTGCGTTTCGCACTGCATCTATGCACTATAGGGTCGTGATATGTTACAAGCATTGATAGCCCCAATAGCCAACATTGCTGGCTCATGGGTAGAATCCAAGGTTGAAACACAGCGAGCAAAGACTGCCGTTGCAAAACGTGTCGCCGCTGGTGAACAAGAATGGAATCTTGAGCAAGCTAAAAATTCTAACAATAGCTGGAAAGATGAGTGGCTTACAATTTTGGTAAGCATCCCCCTTATATTAGCATTTACAGGGCATGAAGATATTGTAGAGCGTGGCTTTGCCGCGCTTGAAACCATGCCATCTTTTTACAAGAATGCCGTTGCCGTTGTATTTGCGGCCAGCTTTGGCGTTCAGCAAATGACAAAGATGTTTAAGAAATGAATCAATATAAATTCATAGAACTTGTTGCCAAGCATGAGGGGTTACGCCTTGAGATGTACCACGACACAGTGGGCGTTCCGACAATAGGATATGGGCATAATATGTTACAGCCTATATCAGAGCAGGCGGCTATGTGCATCTTGGAAGATGATGTAAAGATTGTGTATCAAGAACTAGATGAGCGCATGGATTGGTGGAGAGATTTACCAGAGCCAGCGCAAATGGTGGTTGCCTCGATGGTGTTCAATATGGGGTGGCCTCGCTTCAGTAGGTTTAAAAAGTTTATTGCGGCATTGGAAGACAGAGCGTGGGATAAGGCCGCTTATGAGATGGAAGATTCCCTCTGGTTTCAACAGGTCAAGTCAAGAGGTGCAGAACTTCGGGGTTTGATGTTGAGTTGTAATGGACAAAATTAGACAAGCACAAGAAGCATACAATAATCACAAATCAATAAGAGAAGCGGCAACCGCTCTAGGCATTTCAAAATCAGAACTGCATCGCCGCTTACAGACAGCACAAGAGCGTGACTATATTTTACCAGATGTACCACCTGATGATATACCTGTTGAAGATATCGTTGAGAATCTTCACGCTAGATTTCGCGCTCGCAAAGAACACAAACTAGCTACCAAATGGTATGACATTAACATGAAATCAAACCGCCCAATCGGTTTGCTTTGGTTTGGTGACCCCCACATTGATGATAACTATTGCGACTGGGATTCATTGCGCTCTCATTTGGCCATTACGAGTCCTGAGAAGGGCATCTATGGCTGTTCGCTAGGTGACCACCAGAACAACTGGGTAGGCCGTCTAGGGCGCTTATACGGCGAGCAAGACACATCTCATAAAACAGCTTGGAAATTAGTTGAGTGGCTTATACGAGAGATGAATCCGCTCGTTTTGATTGGCGGCAATCATGATATGTGGAGCGGTGCAGGTGATCCGTTGAAATGGATTACTGGGGCGCACACAGTAAGAGACGATTGGGAAGCGAAAATCAGGATTAACTTTCCAAATGGGCGACAGTGCAGAATACACGCGGCTCATGACATGGCGGGTCACTCCCAATGGAACGCTCTTCACGCGCAAACAAAGATGGCTAGGTTTAAGGCTTACGCCGACCTTTACATAAGTGGACATAGACACAACTGGGCGCTTGGTCACATCGAGAACGTGGAACAGCAACGAACAGCTTGGCTTGCCAGAGCGAGAGGTTACAAATTCCATGACACCTATGCCTTCGTCAAAGGTTTTGAACAGCAAAACTTTGGGCAAGCTATACTTCAGGTCATTAACCCTCATTCAAATTCCCCAACGAATTGGACGACGTGCTTCGCAGACCCTCTTGAGGGTGCTGAATATGTAAAGTATCTGCAATCGCTTCAGCAGTGATGGCACTGTAGCCAGCTATATCTACCCAGCTATCTTTATGGTGGGGGTTCTCCATTAAGCGAGCAA